CTTGGGGCTACAATAATTTTGGTCAATTAGGTCTTGGAGATACTGTTAATAGATCATCTCCAGTGCAAGTTGGGCTGCTTACTAACTGGTCGCTTGTAAGTGGTAATAGTTACACCACTTTTGCAATTAAAACAGATAAAACATTGTGGTCATGGGGAAGAGGCGCACAAGGTTTTTTGGGGTTAGGAAATCTTACTAATTACAGTTCGCCTAAACAGGTTGGAACTTTAACAAATTGGCTTACCATTTCTAGCGGTTCATACCATGCAATTGCGGTTAAAACAGACGGTACTTTATGGTCGTGGGGTCTGAATGATAATGGTGAATTAGGTTTAGGAAATATAACAAAATATTCTTCCCCAAAACAAGTTGGGTCACTTACAAGTTGGTCAAGTGTTTCTTGTGGCCTTTATCACACAATTGCTATTAAAACAGATAAAACAATTTGGTCTTGGGGTTTTAACTCAAGAGGTCAATTGGGACAAGGTAACACAGCATCTTATTCATCTCCAAAACAAATTGGCGCTCTTACAACGTGGTCTAGCAGCAAGTCTGGAGACTATCATAATTTAGTTATTACAACAACTGGAGCACTTTTTAGTTGGGGCGCTAACTTACAAGGTCAGCTTGGGTTGGGTAATAGAACATACTATTCATCTCCAAAACAAGTTGGTTCACTTACAACTTGGTTAAACGCTGCTGGCGGCAATTACCATAGCGTTACAGTTAAATCTTAATTTTTTTACAAGGAGTATTTTTATGTCTTTATATGTGCAAGTAGTTAACGGTGAGGTCAAGCAATGCTGGGACACTCCCCCGTCTGAAGGTGTTGGCAACAACGGATGGAAAAACGCTATTGAAGTGCGCCCTGCAATCACAGCCCATCGTCAAGGCTACACAGCCCACACCTTTGACATCAGCCAAGACCCAGTTCAAATCGTGTATGGCACGTTTGACATCTCGGTGGACGAGCGCAAAGGTGGCATGAAGGGCAACGCCCAATTCGAGTTCCAGCAAGTGGTGAATCAGCAAGCCAGCAACCCGCTGACGTTTGATGCGTCTGCCATTGAGCTAGCTCGTCAGGCTATGGTTACAAAACAAGCTACAATAGATGCTTGTACAACCCATGACGAACTAGACGCACTTCTATGAAAATAAATCTTGGTAGCGGTTATAAACGCATTGATGGATTTCTCAATATTGATGATGATCCTTTAGTGGAGCCTGACTTTCTCTGCAACGTTGAGAAAGAAAAGCTTCCACTAGAGGACAACTCAGTAGATGAAATCAGAGCACACCACATTCTTGAGCATATCGGGAGTGGGTTCATTGGACTAATGCAAGAATTGTATCGTGTTGCAAAGCACGGCGCAATTCTTGACATTGTTGTGCCTCATCATTTCCACGATAACTTCTACTCAGATCCTACACATTGTAGGCCAATCACTGTAGGTGGTATGTACATGTTCTGTCAGAAGACTAACAAGGAACACATTGCAGCCTATGGCTCCAGTTCTGGAATGGGTCTTAAGTACAACGTGAATTGGGAAATGGTTTGGTTTGATTTTGAATATGACCAGTTCTATGCAGAGATGGTAGAGCGCATGAAGAAGAAGATGGAAGATAAGACAATCACCCATGATGAAGACTTCATGTTTCGCCGGTTGATGCGTGAAGCAAACAACGTAGCAGTACACACACTTATCAAAATGAAAGCGATTAAAGAATGAACAAGATCTTAATCATGGGCTTGCCCGGTTCTGGCAAGACATACTTAGCTGCTGCGCTCAAGAAATATCTTGAGGAGAATTCAACAGTTAAGAACATGCCAGCCTATCGGGCAATGGACTTCATTCCCACAAGCTATAAATGCAGTGTGCAGTGGTTCAATGCAGACGATGTACGCAAGAGCTACAACGATTGGGACTTCTCTAATGAAGGACGTATTCGTCAGTCTTTGCGTATGGCTGAGTTTGCTCTGAAGTCTAACAGTGATTATGTCATCTGTGACTTCGTAGCCCCGTTGGTTGAGATGCGTAACAACTTCAAAGCTGATTGGACTATTTGGGTAGACACTATTGATAAGGGTCGCTTTGATGATACCAATAAAGCCTTTGTCCCACCTGAGCAGTATGACTTCAGAATCACTGAACAAGACTGTGAGAAGTGGGCTGAGTTCATTGGCAATCATATCTTAGACAATCGCCGCCGCCCTGTGTTTGATTGGAAGAAAGAAACAGTGCAGATGCTTGGACGCTGGCAACCGTGGCATCCGGGGCATCGTGCTTTGTTTGACAGAGCCATTGCCAAGACAGGCCAAGTGGTTATTCAGATCCGTGACTGCCAAGGCTGGAATGGTTCTAATCCCTTTGCTGCTGAGCAGGTTAAAGATTTGATTCGCCGTGATCTTGATCCTCTGTATCAAGGACAGTATGAGATTCAGCTAGTACCTAATGTGGTGAATATCACATATGGTAGAGATGTTGGCTACAAGATTGAACAAGAAGTGTTTGATGCTGCCACTCATGCAATTTCTGCCACAGAAATTAGAAAGAAAATGGGTGTGTAATGGATGATCTTCAACATGTCGTTAACTCTGTCATTGCTGTTCTCTTCTCGTTAGTTGGCTGGTTTGCCAGAGAGATGTGGGCTGCTGTGAAAGAACTAAAGAATGATCTGGCTAAGCTTCGTGAGGAGCTACCCAGAGAATTTGTCATGCGTGAAGATTATCGCAGTGATCTAAAAGACATTAAAGAAATGCTAAGTAAAATAGTAGATAAGCTAGACCACAAAGCAGACAAGTGATGGAGCATCTGTTAGCTTCGTATGATATTCCTTGGCCCAACACAGAGACTTACCTAGTCTTAGTATGCAGAGACATAAAGCCAAAGGATACATATGGAGTTAATGAATTTATTTATGACAAGAAGATATGCCGTTGGACTATAGTTGTTAAGAAACCCGATGAGACAAAGAAGTGATAGACCCAATCTCTATAGGCATAGCGTTTGCTACAGCCCAGACAGTGGTTGCGAATATCAAGAAGGCTGTTGCGCTTGGTAAGGATGTAAAGAGTTTATATAAAGAGTTCTCTACTTTCTATGAAAGCGCAGATGCAATACACACAGCCAACAATAAGGCTAGAGTACACAACATAGGTAAGACAGACGAGCAGATAAACAAGGAAGCATTAGATCTAGCTTGGCAATCTAAGCAGCTTTGGGAAGCGGAGAAAGAGCTTAAGAGTATGCTCTTTATGACAGGTAACAAGAGTGTGTGGGAAGAGATGATGGCACACAGGGTTAGGATGCATAAAGAGAAGGCCGACATGGAGAGGGCTATAGCTGATAAGAAGCAAAAAGATAAAGAAGCTCTTGGCGAATTGTTTATGAATATATTTTTATTCATTGGTGGTATTGCAGCGATAATACCCATAGGTGCTTTGATATGGCACATGGTTTTTACTAGAGGTGTTTGATATGTTTGAAATATTAAGCGGTGGTGTATTAGGCAGCTTGCTTGGTGGTATCTTTAGGCTTGCCCCAGAGGTGCTCAAGTGGATGGATAAGAAAGATGAGCGTATACACGAGCGTCTAATGTTTGAGCAGCAGTGCTCCCTAGAGACTCTGCGTGGTCAACAGAAGCTGGCAGAGATTGGTGCAGTGCGTGAGGCAACAGTGGATGCTGGTGTCATGAATGCCTTTAATAGCGCCATTGAACAGCAGACAGAAATGGTTAAAGCAGCAGGTGGCTGGGTAGCTAGCCTATCTGCTTCTGTTCGTCCTATGGTTACTTATTGGATCTTGGCTCTGTGGAGCTTTGTTCACATCTGGTTTGCATGGAATTCATGGAACATGGGTTCTCCACCTGACGTTGTATTTAAGCTCATGATGAGCGGTGACTTTGCTGCGCTGGTTAGTGGAACATTGAACTACTGGTTCCTTGATCGTACCTTATCCAAGCGTGGTCTATGAACCTAACTATTGCTGCCAATTTGTGTAAGCAATTCGAGGGCTTTTCCAGTAAGACATACCTTTGTCCTGCTGGTGTCCCAACGATAGGCTATGGCAGTACCTATTATGCTGGTGGTAGGAAGGTGGTCTTAACTGACCCTCCTATCTCAGAACCAGAGGCTTACGCCTTGTTAATGAAAGAGTTGGAACACACGTACCTTCCGGGGGTCTTGCGCTTTTGTCCTATCTTGTTGACAGATGAGCGGAAATGCAATGCCATCGTAGACTTCTGCTACAACTTAGGGATTGGTAGACTTCAGACCAGCACTCTTAAGCGTAAGATAAATGAACAAGATTGGGAAGCAGCCCAAGAACAATTGATGTTATGGACTAAGGGTGGTGGCAGAGTGTTGCCGGGGCTGGTAAAGCGCCGTACCGCTGAATGCAAACTATTGGACTGACAATGATACCTAAGTCAGTAAATGTTTTAGGTAGGGAATATCAAATAGAAATAGAACAG